ATTTCCAGCAATGTCAGGAATCTCTCCGCATACAGCGCCAGCAGTTGCACTGGTGCAAGCAGGTGTACCTGCTGTTCCAAATAAGCTATCAGTTAACTGCTTTGCTAACTGTGAGTATATGCGGGCTTGTAAATTGGCAACGAATTGTGCCTGTGGATTCGTAGCAGCTTCGCGCTCGGCTTGCGCCTTTAGTGAATCCGCTACATTTTTGTTATTCTGCTTACCCTGGTCTTCTAACTGTTTAATAGTTAGTATATGGGTACTATAACCAACGCCGGAAAACGAAGGGCTATTGAATCCATGTTGCAACTCGGCAGCATAGCCACAAATTGGGATTAATAACAGTAATAGAAGTTTTTTCATGAATGTCCATAAACAAAAGTAGAGTCATACTCAACTACTATTTATAAAATTCACTGGTTTTGCTTACTTCAACTCTCGATTGGTGCTTGTAATAGTCATTGCAGACTTATCTTTTGGTACAATCTTCTTAGGCTTTGGTACTGCTGCAGGAGCTTCTACATCATCAGCTACTTCCACATCCTTGGCACCATTCTTAAGAATTTTAAAGGTAAAGTTGCCTTTGCCCTGTGTGCTCATATATGCTTTGGATGCATCTAACAGCACGCCAGTAACAGTTTCGCTTGGATACACAGCATTAAAGTTGTCAATGCTGATTGTATCTGCAGTCTCAGATGCATTTGTATACATCTGCACCAGTGCAGAGTGATTTAAAATATCAGAAGCGGCTTTGCCAAAGTTGGTGTTTTCGTTAACGTAGTCAGCAATCTTATAAGCAATAGCACTGATCATGTGTTCCATTGGAATGATAACAGCCATGTTACGAGCCTTGCGTCCGTTGTACAATGCTTCTAGTTTGGTGTGTCCGGCCCAATCAATCTGATCGTCAGGCCCGTACTTCTTTAATGTCATTGCAAATGTAGCATCATCAGCAGTGATCATTTTGTAGTCTACTGCTAACTTTAGCGGTGCGCCAAAGTGACCTTTAGCATCAATGTCTTTCAATATTTCAACAACTACTTTATGCTTTTCAAGTAGCATAGCACCTTTAGGAGCAACTTTTAATTCATTGATACTCTTTAACAAGTTGACAACACTTGCACTTGCACCGCTGGCACCTTTGCTGGATAACTTGATCTGTTTGCCTTCTGGGCTAACAATCAAGCTGTCATATAAGCCGCCTGTTACACTGTTATTAAAACTGATGGTACTGCCTTTATAGCCGCCTGTTCCAAAGAAAATATCAGCAGCTTCGCCAGCATTACCTTTAATTGGCTTATCCATCAATAGTGCCATTGGCTGTAGCATTTCGCAAAAGTAATCGCGAAACGCTGTCATGTTAATGTTGCCCTTGGGGAAAGTAATGGGAAACTTGTTGGCAGTTAAAAACGCATTTAGTGCAACAACTTCGTCACTGCCTTGACCAAACTTGGCAATGATTTGTCTAGAAATAGAATCAACATCATTGTTTTGAAACTGTGTTAACACTTCACTGGGCTTATAACCAGTGTTTTCTTTTTGTCCTGCTTTGCTTTGATACTTGAAGCCACCGGGAATATCCTTGTGCTGCCAATCGTTTTGTACACGATTTGGGCTGATAGTTTTATAGTAACGACCTAGATAGTATGCTTTCTTGTTGTCATCTGTGAATGAAGCAATAGCAAATGCCAACATACCAGAATTGGGCTTGTTGCTCCAATGAATGTTTTTGCTTTTTGCTTCAGCATCAATTGCAGTTTGCATTTCTTCAGCAGATGCAAACTGCCCACGTTCGGGAAAGAAGTCTAGGCTCTGGAATGTGATAACATCACCAGATGGATTTTTAAATTGTTCACCAGGAACACGAGCAGCAAGCCCACGACCTTCAATTAAGACTTCAATCCTGGTTTCAAATATATGACGTAATAGCATTTTAAATTTCAACCCCTTCACGGCCTAATGTTTCTCTAGCATCTGCTAATAGTGCTTCGCGGTTAGGATTATTTTCTAATGCAGCAAGTACAGCTTCTACGCTGGTTAAGCTGGTACGATCAGCCCCTGCCCCAAACAATAGCTTGGCAATGTGGTCAGGATTAGCGCCATCATCAACCAGCTGTTTAGTAGCACGGTCAATTAGGCCAGTAGTTGGATTCCAAGTGTAGCCTAGTACTTTTGCAATGCTACTTAGTAGAATTTGTTTATGGGCGCCGCGATACTTGCTGTGCGGATCTGAAGTCATTGCAAATTTTGCAAACTCTAAATTGGGCACAAACATAAAGTCAGTTTGCACATAACCGCGTTCAGGACTACCACCAATTGGTGTTTTAAAGTGAACACTGATACCAGACTTTCTGATAAATGCTTTTGGATCTTCATTATGCTGGCTGCACCACTGACTTAGTTTTGCAACCAAGTCTTCTTTTTTAATACCTGCTGGAATACCAATGTCCAAATCCCCACTTGTAGGAGACTTGCCAGTTGTGCCCAGGGCATGTTCGAAGTGAGGGATACCTGTAATCTTTTCAAGAAAGCGAATGGTTGGTTCCACATCAGCTTGATTGATACGCTGTGTCAGTTCCTTACCTTCTGCATCTTTAAAAACATTGCCGCCTTCGGTAATAACTGCGGCACTTCCATGATAAAACTCCACAACAGTATCTGTTTCCGTGTTGACACGGGCCCAACAGCCGTTTACTTGACGCAGGGATTCATATACAGTTACTCGTGGAGTGATATCAGTTAGAAACATTATTATGCCTTAGGGGCTTTCTTTGCACGTGGAGCACGTACAGTCTTTCCAGTACCAGCAGCTGGTTTAGGAGCTTTTTTCTTTGGAGTTGCTTTTACTTCGTTAGTACCTTCAGTAGTCAACATTAACCCTGCAACAGGTATAACCACTGGGGTTTCAACTTCAACTTTATATGGCGCCACTTCAGCAACCGGGGCAGGCCCAAAACCAAATAGCTTCTTTAAAAATGATAACATTTCTTTTCCTTTTGTATTTGATGATAGATACTTCTACCACCGTGTATTATATTTAGTTTTTTGGCTGAACTTATGCAAGTTCGAAACGCCTATTATTTCATTGCAACTTGCATGTAATCAGCAAAGTTATCTTTACGCTGTTCTAAGCCACGAAGGCCTGGGTTGATTTGTTTAGTAACGTCTGTGGTATCTTTAAAGTTATCTACGTTTGGTTGTACACGATGCTTCCAAAACCAAACTGCAATCTTTGCCGCAACGGCTGGATCTTCTGCTAACTCAGGATGTTTTTCTAAAGGCAATCCAAGTTCACCGCCAGCAGTTTTGTAGTTGTATCGGCCAGTAATTTGAATGAACCCACGACCCTTATACTTTGCGCCATCGCCTGCTACTTTATTGCCCAGGGCTTTGGCCTTTTTAGGTGCATACTTGGGATCATATTTACGGAAGTCCAAGCTGCCACCAAACTCTGTCAAGCGTTTAAAGTCCAGCGTTTCATGGGCACATTGTGCCATAAATGCAGCAAGTTCAGAACCTTGCAGGCCTGATGCTTTTGCAACTTTTAACAACACACTTTCAAGTGGATTGTTTGTGATGGGCTGAACATTTAGTTTCTTTTCTGGAGCAGCTTTAACGGCTGCTGGAGCACTTGGTGCAGCCTTGGCTTGTGCAAATGTTTTTGGTGCTTCGGCTTTTTTAACTGCTGGCGCTTGCGCTACTGCGGCAGTGGGTTCTTTGAAGTAATCTTGCGCGGCCTGCTTGGCCATCATACCACCCATGCCGCCAGCGGCAATACTACCTACGATAGCAGCGTTGGCCAGGGTATCTCGCCAACCTTCTTCTAGGCCGCTTTCAAACAGTGGTCCCGATACCAAGTTGGTGCTTTTCTCGGCATACAAGCTCTTGGCCAATGCGGCCTTAAACTCTGGAGTAATGTCACGAGCACGATATCCACCGCGAGGGAAGATGTGTACTTCAATTGGATTGTCGCCTTCTAGCTTTTGCACGGCTGTCATACGGTTGCGACCTTCGTGTCCCGCAACTTGTGCAGGCTTAGAGAAGTCGCCGTCATCCCACTCCATTGGGATTTTAATTTCTAAGAATGGAGCGCCAATGGCCCCACCGTCGGCAATGTATTTTTCTAACTCGGCGCTGTGTTCTTGGCCAAGCGGAGCAGCCAATCGTAAAAATGTACTTGGACGCATTGTGGTGCGTAATCCAAAGTAATCAACGTCTTGATTGTAAGGAACTGCTCCGGCACCTTGTTTGTTGTCAATTTTGACTTCTGATAATAGTTCACGTAAACGCATCAGATATTTACCTGAACTGTAATTTACGGTAACTACTGTTGTTTTACTTTCCGCTGATGGCTTTCATTTTTGCTCGCTTTTCATTTGTATCCCTGCAGTCAACACAACAGAATGTGAAGTCTGTTGGTTCCTCGCATTCAAGACAAAATCCTGTACGAATTGGTACAAACTCTTTTGCCAGTGCTCTGCGCATTTCTTCTTGCGCTTCCATTGCCTCTTGGGCGTCGTCAATAATATCTGCCATGATTACCTTTTCTTTAAACTGATTTACTTAGCTGATTTTAATTTTGATCATACCGACATTAAGAATAATCAATGCAGCACTAAATGCAGCACTGCCGTATTCTCCAGCAGCCAATGACTGAAACATCCCAAAGGTTAAAAACCCAACAATAAACCAAGTAATTGCATCTTGGTTGCGAACATACCAATTTTTAAAATTTTCCATTTGTATCCCTTGTTATTTCAGTAATCTCGTATTCGTCACCGTCAAAGAAAGTAACTGTGTAGTGGCAGTTGCCGTACTGGTAATGATTTGTAATAAATCGTTGGTTATTGGTTTGATGCCCAACGTCAAGAAACTGTAGTATCATCCACATCTCTTCTTTCTC